CGATTGGAAAGGCCCCGGCGTCGGGGTGTCTGTGTCGGACGCTGGCTACCGCGTGGTGGCGATATGGGTACCAACTCCGGGGTGGCGGTATAGCGCGTTTGCGCCAGGGGCTAACGGCTATCAACCGCTCGGGGTATGCGATAGCGGCGCGGAAGCGGCGCGGTTGTGTCGGATGGACGATGACCCAGAATGACCCCGCTCTGCCGCCGGCATCGGGCTAGCGAGACTGCCGCCACGGCAGCAGCCCGGCTACGCGCCGGGCTTTTTAGTGTTTGGCTCACCCAGCGCGCTGTGCCATGATCGCGGTATGAGCCATTACCATCACTCCCGCCAAACGGAGCTGCCCTAATGCCGGCCGGCCGACCTGGCAAATACACCGAAGCCCGTGGCGAAGAGCTAATCGGCTGGATGGCCGAGGGCTATAGCCTGACGGCTGCGGCCGGAAAGATGGGCATACATCGGGATACGGTTTACCAGTGGGCTGAGGAAAAGCCTGAATTCTCCGACGCCTTAAAGCGTGGCCGAGCGTTGGCCGCCGCATGGTGGGAGCGCATGGCGAGGCGTGCGGCTGAAAATAATGAAGGCAGTGCGTCGGTTATCATTTTCGCGCTCAAGAATCGCGTTAGCGACGAGTGGCGGGATAAAGTGGAGCAAGACCACCGGAGCCCCGATGGCAGCATGAGCGGCCCCACGAAAATTCAGATTGTGCCAGGGGGCGAACCGAGTGGTGATCACGACGGGGGCAGTGGTGAGTAAGCGCTGCGGTAATTGCGGAGAGTGCAAGGTGCTGGATCAGTTTGCGCCGAATGGAAAGCGCAAAGACGGAACACAAAAAATAAAGTCGTGCTGTCGGGCGTGTGATCGACAACGCCGTCGGGATTGGGGTTACGTCAATCGAAGCTACACTCGTGTCAAGGCTAGCGAATGGTATTACGCCAATTATGATCGAGCGCGAGAGACCCAGCGCCAGTGGCATCGTGAAAACAGAGGGCACGCTCAGGAAAATAAAAAGAGCTTATATTGGCGTAAGGCTGGCAAGTATCGTGAGCAGGCCCGAAAGCAAAGACTCGATTGGTCGCGTCGAAACCGAGACAGGGCGCGAGCGACGGTGGCCCACTATAGATCAAATAAGCTGCAATCCGTTCCGCGCTGGTTTGGAGAGTTTGACGAGTTAGCGGTTAGAGAAGCGCACGACAAAGCGCATCACCTTAGCGTTATAACCGGCGTCGGCCATGCCGTTGATCACATAATCCCGCTGAAAGGCCGCAATGTCTGTGGATTGCACTGTGCTAGTAACTTGCAGGTTCTGACTAATTCGCAAAACTCGGCTAAGTCCAATCGATGTGATGGTTAGCTCGGACACCGAGCAGGTCAGTATTCCGCCGAAGCTGGTCCCGATGTTTAATAACAAGCCGCGCGGTACCTATCGCTACCGTGTGGCTTATGGCGGGCGTGGTTCGGGCAAGAGCTACACGTTTGCGCTCATGGCCGCCGTGTTTGGCTATATCGAGCCGCTGCGGATTCTTTGTACCCGTGAGTTTCAAGCGTCGGTGAAGGAATCCATGCACGCCGAGCTAAAAGGCGTGATTGTTAGCATCCCGTGGCTGGCCAACCATTACGAAGTCGGCGAGCATTACATCAAAGGTATGAACGGGACTGAGTTTATCTTTCGCGGGCTGAGACACAACATCAGCTCTATTAAGAGCATGGCTCAGATCGACCTCGCGGTAGTGGATGAAGCTGAGGACGTTCCCGAACGCTCATGGCTTGAGCTTATCCCAACGATTCGCGGTGAATCTAGCGAATGCTGGGTAGTATTTAATCCCCGCATGCCCGGCAGCCCTGTTGACGAGCGCTTTTATCGCCATCCGCCAGACAACGCTGTCATCCGCCAGGTCAACGCCGACGATAATCCGTGGCTGCCTGACGTACTCGCCGCTGAACGCGCACGGGATCGCGAGCGCATGGACCCCGCGATCTACCACCACGTGTGGGAGGGCGGCTATCTTGAGCAGTCCGAGGCGCAGGTGCTCTACGGCAAATGGCGTGTTGCTGAGTTCGAGGCACCGGCCGATGCCTATGGCCCCTACTATGGCGCCGATTGGGGCTTCGCCCAGGATCCGACCGTGCTTGTGCGCTTTTGGCTAAGCGCGGATCAGACAACGTTGTATCTCGACTACGAGGCCAGTGGCACAGGTGTCGAGATCGCTGACACCCCGGCGCTATTCGATAAGGTGCCAGGGGCGCGCGAGCATGTGATACGCGCGGATTCAGCGCGACCGGAGACAATCAGCCATGTCGCACGGCAAGGCTTTCGCGTTCAGGGGGCACGCAAGTGGTCCGGTAACGTGGAGGACGGCATCGCGTGGCTGCGCTCATTCCGCGAGATCGTGATTCACCCGCGCTGTACATTGGCCATCGAGGAAGCGCGTCTGTATTCTCACAAGCGTGACCGGCTAACGGGTGACGTGTTGCCCAAGGTCGAGGACGCGCACAACCACGTTTGGGACGCCGTGCGCTACGGCGCTGATCCATTGATCCGGCGACGTGATACCGGCAACAAAGGCGCAGGTGCGGTGCCGATACAGGTCAAGTTATAGGTGAGCCATGCCGACAACCGATGCTAACGCCGGCCGTTTTGGCGAGATTGGCGTATCTGGGCTGCATGTTCAGTCCGGCATGGTGCACGAAGAGTTTCTGCATGAGCTCCAAGGCGCGCGTGGACGCCGCGTGCTCGAAGAGATGGCCACCAACGACAGCACCATTGCGGCGTTTCTCCACGGCATCGATACGCTGATCCGGGGCGTCGAGTGGCGTACCGAGCCCGCCGATGACAGCGCTAACGCGCGCGAGGCAGCCGATTTCGCCGAGAGTCTGCGCAGCGACATGAGCCAGACGTGGGATGATTTCCTCTCCGAGGCGCTAACGATGCTCATCTTCGGCTGGAGCTACCATGAAATCGTGCTCAAGCGTCGCAATGGCCAGCAAAGTCGGGCAGGTGATCGGCGCTCACAATTCAATGATGGGCTAATCGGCGTGCGCAAGCTCGCCCCGCGTGCGCAGCGCACCCTGGATCGTTGGGAGATTGACAAGGACGGTGGCATACAGGGGATGTGGCAGTGGCCGGTATTCGGTGGCATGCCGGTGTTTATCCCGATTGAGCGTAGCCTGCTGTTTCGCACCAAGGCGAACAAAAACTCACCCGAAGGCGAGTCGGTATTAAGACGTAGTTATAAGAGTTGGTATTTTCTCACCAACGTGCAGATGAGCGAGGCCATTGGAATTGAGCGCGAGCTAGCCGGATTGCCGGTAGCACGTGTGCCGAACGAGGTGCTCACCGATAGCGCGCGCAGTGAAGAGCGTAAAGCCTACGAGCAGATCGTGCGCGATTTACGCTACAACGAGCAAGCCGGCGTGGTGTTGCCGTCTGAACCTTATCGTGACAACGAGGGCAATCCCACGAGTATGCCGCTGGTGAGCTTCGAGCTCATGGCCTCGGGTGGTCAACGCTCGATTGATACCACGTCCACGATCCGGCGCTACCAGCAAGATATCGCCCGCTCCGTCCTGGCGGACTTCCTCATGCTCGGCACCGAGCGCGGCTCGTTCGCGCTGAGTCAATCGAAAACCGATCTGTTTTTGCAGTCGCTCGATGCGTATCTCGGCCAGATTCGCGATGTGCTCAATCGCCACTTGCTGCCGCGTGTCTGGAAGGTGAACGGTTTTGATCTCGACACGCTGCCGCGTTACGAGTTCGGCGAGGTGGCGCGTACTGATCTCGACGAGCTGGGCACGTTCCTGCGTAACATTGCCGGCGCCGGCTTCCCGCTTGGGCCGGACGAGGACGTGGAAGCCGAGCTGCGCAATCGCGCCGGGCTGCCAGAGCAACAGGCACCGGACGGGGATATCGGATGAGCTTCGAAGACCCGAACGCCGATCCCGAGGAAGTGTTCCAGCGCCTGGAGTCGCGGTTCGGCCGGCGGATTCGCGAGAGCTTTAACGCCTCGGTAGACGAGCTGCGCCAGCAGTTCACGTTGCGCGAGATCGCCGATGAGCTGGAGGCGCGCGGCCTCGATGCGGCCGCATTTTTGCTCTCCAGCCAAGGCATTCGCCAGGCGTTCGAGCCGGTAGGCGAGTCGTTTCAGGAGAATCTCATTGAGGCCGGCCGTGAGCGTGCTGAGCAAATCAGCGGCGAGGTGCGCGGCCCGCGTGGCACCGTCAATTTCCGCTTTGATCCTGGTCAGCCCCAAACGGCAGAGCGTTTGCGCGAGGGGCGCCTGCGGCTGATCCGCGAAATCTCTGATGAGCAAGAAACCGTGATCCGTAACGCTATTGCCGATAGCCTGGAGCGCGGCGAGAATCCGTTGCAGACAGCGCGGGTGTTTCGTGATTCGGTGGGGCTGACGCAAAAACAAGAGCGAGCGGTGAATAACTTTCGACGCTTGCTTGAGGAAGGCGAGGCGGGCGCGCTGCAGCGGGAGCTACGTGATCGGCGTTTTGATTCCACGGTGCGGCGCGCTGTGCGCGGCGAGACCGATTTAAGCCAGCAACAGATTGACCGCATGGTGGAGCGTTACCGCGCGCGCATGGTCAAGCACCGCTCCGAGGTGATTGCGCGCACCGAGTCGTTGCGTGCGTTATCCGAAGGTCGCGAGGCGGCGCGTGATCAGATGATTGACGAGGGCGCGGTGCGTCGCCAGCAATTTCGGCGCTTTTGGCGTACTGCTCGGGATAGTCGAGTGCGTAACGCCCACGAGCAGATACCACGGCTTAACCCCGACGGTGTCGGTCCGGACGAGCCGTTCACGACGCCGCTGGGTGATCTGCGATTTCCGCGCGATCCGTTGGGGTCGGCGAGGAATACGATCCAGTGTTTCGTCCCTGAAACGGTAGTAAAGGGGTGTTTTCAAGCGGCCACCAAAATGCTATACGACGGCTACGTTGTCCGCGTGCAGACTCGTTCGGGGCGCCAGGTCACCGTGACCCCTAATCACCCGCTGATGACCTCGGACGGGCTGCGTTCGGCGGGTCGTATCAACAAAGGCGATAATCTGGTTACGGATAGCTTCGGGCCTGAATGTGCGGCGGGGGTAGCTGAAAAGGATCGAGAGAACGGACCAGCCACAATCAGCGAGATATTCCGTTCGATGACGGAGATCAGTGCACCGGCCACTATTGGGGTGATGGGAGTAGATTTCCACGGCGATGCAATCGGCGGGCAAGGCAATGTCGAGGTTGTAAATACTGATCGGGAGCTGCGATACGGGGCAGAGCCCGGCATCTGCCATCAGCTCGAAAATCTCGCGCTCAAAATGACCGACTCGGGAAGCATCCATCGACCGCGTTTGTGCGACCTTTTTTTTATGCCGAGCCGGGCGCTCAATGCCGCGCGTGGCATTATGCGCGGATTGCGCGTTGGCTTTGCGCTCGGTTGGCGTCATGTTGGCCATGCGCTGGTGCATGGCTTCCGATTTGCCGCGCCTTTGAACTTTTCCTCGGTCGAGGATTCGGTTGATGACTTTTCGGTCAACACCGTAAGAGCGAGCAATGGACAAAACAGACTCGCCGCCGTTGACGTACCGATGGATGATGTTGTCGCTGTCGAGTTTGTACGGTACAGGGGGCATGTGTATGACCTCCAAGAGAAAAGCGGGCTAATGATTGCCGGAGGCATTGTAACATCGAATTGCCGATGCGCTATCATTGAGCGAATCGACGATGTGGAGAGTTGAATTGATACGCCTATTGCCACTTGTTTTTGTACTATTTACGCCGGCATTGGCGGCGCAAAGCTGGGGGCAGTTCAACTTCGAAGAGCTTAAAGAGGGGCTGTCGGATCGAAAGACGCCTTTTGGCGAGGCCGGCAGCTATCAGCTTGATCCGGTTTTCAACTATACTTCCAGTTATGGCCTCACGGAACGCCATGACATCCAACAGACAAGCGGCAATGGCACGATAGCTACAGCGGGCGGGTTCCTCGCGCTCGACAGCGGCACAGGCACAGGCGACAGCGCGACACTGCAGACGGTCCAACCTGGCATCTACGCCGCTGGCCGTGTTGCTGAGGCGGGCATGGGTGTGCTCCCCGAGGAGCTGCCGGCAGCTAACTCGACAGCGTTTGCCCGATGGGGTGCTTATACGCTCAGCAGCGGCACGCCAGAGGACGGCGTCACGCTGGAGATCACCGACGACGACAGCGACGATAATCTGGAGCTGTGCTACTCATATTACAGCGGTAGTACCGAGCGAGCGCGAACGTGCGGCATTGAGCAAGTCGACGGTGAGCCGCAAATCGACGATGCCGACAGCTTTAACGGTGATCCGCTACCCGATGATTTCGATCCATTCGGCGAGGCCGCGATCACGGTTATATCGTTTAATTGGTATGGCGTTGGTGGCGCGGCGGTCCGGCTTTATTACGCCGACTCAGATGATGATGAGACGTTAGCCGAATGGGATATGCACGGGTTCGCCCCGGCCGAGGGGCAGGCGTTTAACGATCCTAACCTTTACTTGCGCCAACAGGTCGATGCCGGCGATTCGGGTGCAAATGTCGCCCTGGAGGTCGGTGGCCGGCGCTATGACGTGACCGGCAAGGATGAGGCCGATACCCGAACGGTGGGTGCGGTGCGCACAGGGCAATCACTATCGGATGGCACCTTGGCAGCCACTGTTTGCGCTCGACGGAAATCCGAATACCCGTCGGGAACGGGACGCGAGAATACAGTATCGGCGTTTGCTGACACAGTAGATATTGTAACCGACGGTCAGCTTACTTATTTTATCGCTGCGGTGGACACCGTGAGCGGTGGGTCGTGGGGCGGCAATACTGTGCAGCCCAGCGACGAGACGGCAATCGAGTTTAATACAGGCGTGACAGGATTCGGTACTATTCAGTATAGCTCAAGCGCCTTTCCGGCATTGTCGTCGCAAAAGAACAAACAGGACCTTGCTTCACGCGACATTGTGAAGCTGGCGCTGCGGGCAAGCGAGCCGCTGTGCGTTATCGCCCGAGGCGAAGGGGCGTCACCTACGGCAGATACGTTTCTGACAATCCTGGAGCGTCAATAAATGCCCACGCCGCGCCAGGATGAGTCGCGCAACGACTTTATGGAGCGGTGCATGGCCGACGCCGAATCGCGACGTGATTTCCCGGATTCCGATCAGCGCGCGGCGTTTTGCCTGTCGCGATTCGAGCAGCGAGGCGAGAAAATGGCAAACGACTATGGGCTCATCCGAGCGGTGATGGATAGCATCATGAAACACGTGTCAAAAGACGAACCGGCTGATCTCCAGGGTCAGATTCTCAAGGCTGACGATGAGCAGCACATTGTCTTTGGCTGGGCATCGGTGGTTACCGAGAAAGGCGAGCCCGTCGAGGATTCGCAAGGCGACGTGATTCCGCCAGGTGAGATGGAGCGTGCCGCCAATGCGTTCATGCAGGACGTGCGCACGGCCAAGGCGATGCACGCCGGTGAGGGTGTTGGCGAGGTGATTCATTCGTTGCCGTTAACCAAGTCGTTAGCTGACTCACTGGGTATCGAGACGCCGCGCGAGGGCTGGATCATCGCGATGAAGATTCACGACGATGCCGTCTGGCAGCGGGTTAAATCCGGCGAGCTCCGCGCATTCTCGATCGGTGGGACAACCCAGCGCGAGGCGGTTGATTAGACATGTTGATTGTGATAGTCCATGATTCGATTACTTAACGGAGAGCCGAGCGATGGCGAATCAACTGCGAAACTTGCGACTCGACGAGGTGTCGCTAGTGGATAATCCGGCCAACAAGTCGGCGCGTGTGTCGCTGTTTAAGCGTGACGAGCCAGAAGAGGAAACTGAGCCAGGCGTTGCGGACGAAACAAGCGCAACGGCTGATTCGGAAACGGCCGGTTCGCCCGGCGAATCCATGCCTGAGAATCAGGAGGGCGAAATGTCCGATACCGATCAGGACACTGAGAAGCGGCTGGGCGAACTGGAGACCAAGTTGTCCAGCCTGAAAACCGAGGTCGAAAAGCACGGCCTCACCATCAATGAGGCCGACGATGGCAGTGTCACGGTGGCCAAGACGGACGACGAGACAGTTACCGACCCACAGGGCAACACGATTCGCAAGAGCGATGTCGGCGAGCAGCAGTTTGCTGTGCTCAAATCGTTGCGCTCGGAGCTCGATACGGTCAAATCGGAGCGCCAGGCCGAGCAGCTTGCCAAGGCGGCTGAGTCTCGCTGGCCCAATGTCGCCGGTGAGTCGGCACAAAAGGGCGCCATTTACGGTGCGCTGTCGAGCATTGGTGACGAGACCACCCGTGAGGCAGCGCTCAAGCATCTCGACTCGCTTGACAATATGATCGCCTCGCACATGGTCGAGAAAGGCAATGCCGGTAAGGCGTCGGGCAGTGAGCCGATGCAAAAGCTCGACAGCATGGCCGCCGAGCGTGCCGAGAAGACCAACGAGACGCGCGAGCAGGCGTTTGCCAAGGTCATCCAGAGCGACGAGGGCGCCCGGCTGTACGACAGTTACATCAGCGAGCGGGCCCAGGGTTAAGGAGTCAACACGATGAGTTTCAACGATAGTCTGCAATCGTTTTCGCTGCCGGCGGCCGGGGCGCTGACGCAGTATACGTTTGTCACGATCAACACCAGCGGCCAGGCGGCTAACACCGGTGACGGCGCCATGCCCAATGGCGTGGTGCAAAATGATCCCGGCGCGGCCGGCGAGGTCGCCGAGGTGGCCTATGCCGGGCTCGTCCAGGTGCTAGCCGGCGAGGCTATCTCGGCCGGCGACGACATCGGCTCCGATGCCAATGGCCAGGCGGTGACAGCCGCCGGCGCCTCGGGCGATGCCATTTTCGGGCAGGCCGTGACGGCTGCCAGCGGCAGCGGCTCGGTTATCACCATGCACATCATGCCGACCGGCGCGGCGGCGTAACGACGACAGAGCACAGGAGAGTAGAGTATGCCTCGTCCCACCAGCCCGGCGGTCCATGTCGACCGCGCGCTCACCAACATCTCGGTGGCGCTGCTCCAGTCGGCGGAGAATTTCGCGGCGATGCGAACGTTCCCCCGCGTGCCGGTGCAGCATAAATCGGATGAGTATTTCGTCTATAACCGGGGTGACTTCAACCGCGATCAGGCACAGCTCCGTGCACCCGGCACCGAGTCCGCCGGTGGCGGCTATGGCCTCAATACGCAGAGCTACACCGCTAAGGTCTACGCTGTCCACAAAGATCTGGATGATCAGACCGTGGCCAATTCGGACTCCGTTTTGCGTCCGATGCAGGACGCCACGCAATGGGTGACGCATCAGATGCTCATTCGCCTGGAAAAGGATTGGGCGAATGAGTTTTTCAAGACGGGCGTTTGGGGCACTGATGTCGTCGGCGGGACAGACTTTACCCAATGGTCCGATCTGGCCAACTCCGACCCCATCAAGGATGTGCGAGATGGCAAGACGACGGTCGCCGAGCTAACCGGCTTGATGCCCAACAAGATGACGATGGATCTGAAGACGTTCCACACGCTTCTCGATCATCCCGATGTCATCGACCGCATTAAGTTCGGTCAGACGGCGGGCTCGCCGGCGACGGCGGATCGCAACACGCTCGCTCAGCTCTTTGGGCTCGACGAGATCGTTATCTCCACGGGCGTGGAGAATACGGCCGATCAAGGCCAGAGTGACAGCCATTCGTTCGTGCTCGGTGATAACGCCTTGCTGACGTTCACGCCCGATAGTCCGGGTATCGCGCAGCCGGCGGCGGGCTATATGTTCGCCTGGCGCAATTTGCTCGGCGGCATCAACGACATGGGGTTTGCGATCAAGCAGTTTCGTATGGACGAGCTGGAGGCTGAGCGCATCGAGGGCCAGGGCGCCTGGGATCACGAGGTGGTCTCCGCGCCGCTGGGCTATTTCTTTAGCAACACGTTGGCTTAATCGTGGTTGCGGGGCGCTCGGACAGGCAGCCAATCGACACCACCCGGCTCGTCGTCGCCAAGCCGAGCCGGGTGGGACGTGGCTACGCCGCGGGGGAGCGTTTTCGCGGTGATCGCGAGGCGATTAGCGAGCGACGTATACGTCAGTTTGTCAATCAAGGCACGCTCGTCACTGATGAGCAGTGGCGACGGCGTACGGGGCGTCGTGCAAGTGACTGGATCGAGTCGCTAACGCGTGACGAGCTCTTCGACAGGCTCCGCGAGGCGGGCCACACGCCGGGGCCTAATACGGGCAATAGCACGTTACGGCAACGCTTGCGTGAGGCGCAGCCATGAGCTGGGCATATGGCGGCCGGCCGGAGTCGAATGACGTAGATGCCGTCAGGCTGCTTGTTGGTGATACCGACAGCGACGAGCCACTCGTCTCGGACGAAGAGATCGAGTTCGCGCTGTCGCAAACGCGCACGTTGCCAGGTGCCGGCTCGGTGACGGCCAACGCCATCGCCGCGTTGTTCTCCCGTGACGTTGATCTCTCGGTCTCGGGCGGCAACTACTCGGAGAGCCAGCGCTCGCAGCATTATCGTGAGCTTGCCCAACGCCTCGATAAGCAATCGCAGTCCGCGCCACCGCGTAGCGGCGTCAGTGTGCCGGTGCCCTCGATTAGCGGGGTCAGCCGCAGTGAGATACATCGGGTACGCGAGGACGATGATCGCATACGTCCGGCGTTCGTGCGGGGCATGTTCTCGCACCATGGCCATCACGATCATGAGCACCACCACTGATGAGCCGTGAGCAGCGCCGTCGTGCCCAGCTCAAGCGCACGATCCAGCGTGCGGCGCAGGGCAAGCAGGTGACGCTCAAGCGTACTGATCAGACGTTTGACCCGACGACAGCCGACGCCAGCGAGAGCGTGAGCAGCTCACTTACTGTTGCCGCCACACCGCCACAGGATTTCACGCTCGCGCGCATTGATCAGACGTTGATTCAAGCCGACGACACTGTGGTAGAGATCGCTGCGCTCGATGTTGATCTCGGCACCCCGAGCGGCCCGAAAGCATCCGACGTCGTCGAGATTGACGGGCGCGATTGGAATATCATCCAAATCGGGACACGCTACACCGGCGCGCAAATCGGTAGTTACGTGTTGCACCTAGGTAACCGAGCATGAGCGCATTCACTCGATTCCAGGCCGACCTGGAGCAAGATTTCGAGACTGTGCGCGGCGAGATTGCGGCGGCGCGCGATAAGCTCGTTACCGAGGCGCATGAGGGTGTTGTGAATAAAACGCCTGTGGATACGGGATTCGCGCGCAATAGTTGGTTTGTCGAGGCCGGCGACGGCACGACACGCGAGAGCAATAACGGTTCGGGCGGGCCGTTGCCATCGCAAGTGTTGCCGACGGTAGGCGCGTTTACGCCAGTAACTATTGGCAATGGCGCACCTTACATTAACGAGCTTGAAGACGGGCGCAGCGATCAGGCACCTAACGGGATGGTGGGCATCACGCTCGCCGAGCTGGAAACACGCTTTAGGCGCATCGAATGACGGCGTTTGTTGCGGCAGCGCAGGCGATCACATCACGGTTCCAATCAGAGTTTCACGCTGTCGAAACGGATGTGCCGATAGCGTTCGACAACGTCGATGTGCTCTATCAAAGTGACGGCTCGACGGTGGATCGCTCGGAGGACAGCAACGGCAACCCTGAGCCGTGGGTGCGCTTTAGCATTCGTCCTGGCGATTCGGTATTGGTGGGTGTCTCGCCGCGTATCTATCGCCAGCCCGGTGTCGCGATGACGCAAATCTTCGTGCCGGTGGGTGACGGGATCAAGCGGGCCAACGAGATCGCCGAGGTGGTCGCTACCGCGCTGCGCGGTCAGGAGGATACGGGTGTTCGATTCGGCGCGACGAGTGCGCCACAATGGGTAGCCCCGGACGGGAGCTGGACACAGTTTAACGTCTTAACTCGCTTCGAGTATGACGAACAGCAGTAGGAGTAATAGCAATGGCTTTTGATCCAGCCGATACCTCGCGGGTTAAGCTTGGTCTGGTCGAAGAGACGAATTTCGGTGAATTCCCCGGCGGCTCGCTCGAAGAGGTGCGTTTCGCTTCGGAGTCGTTCGGCCAGTCGCAGGACACCACACAGTCCAACGAGATTCGCGCCGATCAGCAGGTCCCCGACATTATTCGCACGGCCGTTAGCGGCTCGGGCGGCTATTCGGGCGAGCTCAGCTACGACGTGCTGAGCTGGGAAAAATTGCTCAAGGCGCTAGTCGGCGCGGGCTCGGATTTCACGTCGCCGCCGGCGGCTATCACGGGCACGTTCAATGCCACCGCGAGCTCGAATGAGTTCGACGACAACAGCGACGGCCTCGATCTCTCCACGATTAGCGTCGGCGATTGGATTCGTACGAGCGGATTTAGCAATGCGGCCAATAACGGGTTTTTCCAGGTTACGGCCGTTGACACGGGGTCGGTACCGCAGACGATTACCGTTGTCGGCGCCGATTTGGTGGACGAGACCGGTGACGCCGACGAGTCGGTACAAGGCTCCTCGGTGTTGCGTAACGACACCAACGAGGTGTCGTTCGCCTTCGAGAAGCAGTTCGATGATCTCTCGCTTGCGGTGCGCCTGCTCGGTTACAAACCTGGCGGCCTACAGCTCACGCTCAACCCCGGCGAGATCGTGACCTATCAGTGGAGTGGCCAGGGAGCGCAGGCGTCGGACACCGCCGGTAGCGATCTCACCGATGCCTCGGCGACGCTGGACTTCACGACGCTGGCGACGATTAACTCGGCGGCGGCGAATAGCATCATGTCCACATCGACGGGCGTGGCCGATATCGTGCTCAACCGCGACTCGCCGTTTTCGGACGTCACGCTGCAGAGCCTCACGCTCAACCCGCAGCGCAACTTGCGTCAGCAAAACGCGCTTACCGCCGGCATCGCACCGGCCGGCGTGGCGGCGGGGCAGTTCAGCGTCGGCGGCAACATCACCGCCTATTTCGAGGACAAAAAGCTCCTCCAGGAATACCTGCGGTTCAGCACAACCGACGTGGCCGTGGCCGTTAAGGACGGCGCTAACAACGCCTACCTCGTCGACGTGCCTGCGGTAAAGCTCGGCGGCGATGCGCCACCCAAGGCCGGGGGCAACAACCAGGATGCGCTCGTCGAGACCGATATGTCGGGCTTTCGCTCGACGCGCAACGGGCTCGACTACTCGTTCGCCGTCCACAAGTTCAGTGCCTAATAAGCGGAGGAAGAATGAAAATCTCCGAGATCGAGGTCGATACCAAAGCGGAGAACGAGGGTGAGTGGGTGGAGTCGCCGCGCTATCCTGGCGTTTGGGCTAAGGTGCGCTCCATCCACAATCCCGATTTTCGGCGCAACCAGCAGATCGAGGCCACCAAGACGCGGCGCAAGTATGGCAGCCAGCCGGTGCCGCCCGAGGTGCAGGATCGCGTATTCGCGCGCCTCGTTGTCGATCATGTCCTACTCGATCTCCAGGGGCTGGAGGATAGCAGCGGCAAGGAGATCAAGCTCTCGCGGGATTTCGGCATCGAGATCATGAGTGATCCCAAGTATCGCCGCTTGGCGGATTTCATCTCGTGGGCCGCGGAATATGTCGGCGAGAATCACAGCGAGGAGCTCGAGGAGACGGCGGGAAACTCCGAGCCCGAGTAGAGTGGGAGGCGTCATGGGGTGCGCACGAGGAGACACTGCGCCGGCATGAGGAGACGACAGGGCGCACACCGCCGGCGCTGGCCGAAAAGCCCGAGCTCGGCGAGATCGAGATGGCACTATGGCACGAGTACGCACGCTTGGCGCGCTCGCGACGCTACGAGCAAGGCAAGCCACTGCCGGTGCCATTCGACACGGTGGATCGCTACTGTGCGCGCTTTGGACCGCACAGCGTCGATGAGTTTGAGCGGTTCCTTGTGCTCATCGAGGTGATGGACAGCGCGTTCCTTAAGCGTCAGTCTTGAGGTGGTATAACACGTTGGTGGCTGAATGGCACGACTAGATCTCATCGTCGATCCCACTCAAGCCGAGCGTGGCTTTCGCCAGGCGAGTCAGGCGAGTGAGCGTTATCAACGTAGCGCGCGCGACACCGTCGAGCGCAATGATCGTGTCGAAGGCTCGTTTCAGAGGCTAAGCAGCACTATATTCAGCCTTAAAGGGGCCATTACCGGAGCGGCTGCTGCCCTAACCACGGGGGTGTTTGCGTCTGCTGTCCGCCGCACCCTTGGTGATATCGCGCAATTACGCCGTAGCGCACGCGGGCTAGGCGCTGATATTCAAGAGTTGCAGCGCCTCCAGTTCGCGTTGGGCCGCTTTGGGTTAGATGATCGTGAGGTGCTCGAAGGCATCAATGAGCTCAATGATCGCGTCCAGGAAGCGATAAATGGCGTCGGAGAGTTCCAGGAAGCGTTCGATCAAGCAGGCATCTCGATAGAGCGTTTCGGCGACAAAGCACCACTTGAGCGTTTTCGTCGCGTTGTCAACGAGCTATCAAGGTTAGAGGACGTTGGCCAGCGGAACTCGACGGTTATCCAGTTGCTCGGCGATGAGTTTGGCAATCGGCTCGTCCCTTTGCTTGGCCGAGGCGAGGGTGCGTTAGAAAACCTCTTAGAACGTGCGCGAGAACTCAATGTCGCCTTGTCCGATGATCTAGTAAATGCAGGCGCTAAATCGTCTCAGGCAATCAGCGATGTAAGAGAAGTATTCGACACAGCGTTCGAGCGAGCGGTTGCTAATAGTGCAGAAGAGTTCGAGTCGTTAGCCGATACACT